ATCTTGTAGAGAGCCTTACTCTGAATGGTTGTTAAAATGTACTGGTAAGAGGTATCGCTATGCTCAACAAAGTTAAACTTTATGGGGAATTAGCTGACTTTGTAGGTTACAAAGAATTAGATGCTGTTATAAATTCTACTGCTGATGCCATGCGTTTTCTTGTCAGTAATTTTCCTAAATTAGAAGCACACATGGCAGATCGTAATTATCAAGTTTTAGTTGATGATTATGAAGTAAGTGAAGATGACATACAAAATCCTATAGGTAAATCTGATATACATATAGTTCCCGTCATCACGGGTGCTGGTGGAAGCACAGGAAAGTTTTTAATGGGAGCAGTATTAATCGGAGCATCATTTATGTTTCCTGGTGCTGGAATGTTTGCAGGTGGGTCAAAATTAGCAAAAGCAGCAGCAGCAGCATCTCCCTTTATGGCAGGTGTAGGTACGCTAACAAGTGCGATTGGAGCTGCTCTTGTTTTGCAAGGAGTTTCAGAAATGTTATTTCCTATGCCACCTATACCTGAGTTTCAAAATGAATCAGATCCTAGAATATCGTTTAGTTTTTCAGGAGTGCAAAATACATCACGGGCTGGTACTACACATCCCATAGTATATGGTGAAATAATTACAGGTTCAGTTGTTATCTCTGCTGGCATCGACACTAATCAGGTATCTGCATGACAAAAATTATTAGAGGATTTGGTGGTGCACCTAAACAGCCTAAACAGCCTACTAAAGCACCCGACACTCTAAATAGTAAACAGTTTGCTACCGTTCAGGATCTCATATCTGAGGGTGAAATAGAGGGTTTTGCTAGTGCTTCAAAAGCTGGACTAACAAAAGGCACTGAGGCTTATAATAACGCAGCACAAAAAGATGTTTTCTTAGACGATACTCCACTCTTAAAATCTACTGCAAGCAACACAAATCCTCAATCATCAGACTTCAACTTTCAAAGTGTAGAATTCACTCCTCGTTTTGGAACGGCTACTCAATTTCATGTTGAAGGTATTGAAGGCAGTCAATCAACTTCAAGTGTAGGAACATCACCAACTAATCCATTAGGCACTGTTGCTTCTGGAGAATCAAATGCTGTTACTCGTCAAATAACCAACACAAATATCGATGCTGCAAAAGTAACAATAACTTTTCCTCAACTACAAAAAATAACGAATAAAGGAGATTTATTAGGTTCTACTGTTGATTTAAAAATACAAGTTCAATACAATGGTGGTGGTTTTTCTGATGTTTTATCTGATACTGTAACTGGTAGAACTTCTGACGCATACCAAAGAGAATATCGAATTAACTTTACTGGAGCTTTTCCTGTTGATGTAAGGGTAGTTAGATTAACAAAAGATAGTACATCGTCTGATTTAGTTGATGCGTTTACTTGGACAAGTTTGGGTGAGATTGTTGATGATAAGCAAAAATATCCAAATAGTGCTTATGTAAATCTAAGAATAGATTCTGAGCAGTTTAGTTCTATACCAAAACGATCTTTTCGTATTCGTGGAATAAAAGTAAGAATCCCAGGAGCAGGTGCATCTAATTCTGGTACACCTACTGTAGATCTTCAAACAGGAAGAATAATTTATCCAACTGGTTACATTTTTAATGGAACGATGGGTGCTGCTGTTTATACCAACTGCCCTGCGATGTGCTTACTTGATTTACTTACTACTGAAAGATATGGATTCGGTACTCATATTTCAGACAGCACTTTAGATTTGTTTAGTTTTGTTGCTGCCAGCAAATATGCAAATGAATTAGTATCAGATGGATTTGGAGGTCAAGAAGCAAGGTTTAGTTGCAATGTAAATATTCAAGGATCTGCGGAAGCGTATCAGCTTATAAACGAATTAGCTGGTGTTATGCGATGTTTTCCTATTTGGTCTGAAGGTTCTGTAACTATTACACAGGATAGGCCAACTGATCCTAGTTACTTATTTAGTCTTGCAAACGTAAGTGAAGCTGGTTTCTCTTATTCAGGTAGCAGTCTGAAACAAAGACATACAGTTATTTCTGTGGCTTATTTTAATATGGACAGCAGAGAGATAGATTATGAAGTTGTAGAGGATACTACAGCCCAAGCAAAGTTGGGTATAGTCAAAAAAGATGTTAGAGCCTTTGCCTGTACTTCTCGTGGTCAAGCTCAAAGATTAGGTAAAGCAATATTATTTAGTGAGCAAAATGAATCTGAGGTTGTAACTTTTTCAACATCAATAGACGCTGGAGCAATAGTAAGACCTGGAAGTGTAATTTCTGTTAATGATCCTGTCAGGGCTGGAGCTAGGAGGGCTGGTCGTATAAAAACAGCAACAACAACTCAAATAACAGTAGATAACGTTACAGATTTGAGCACTTTTACAGGTACAAATAAAAAATGTAGTGTGATATTACCTGATGGTACTGTTGAAGTTAAAGATGTAACAGGTGTAGTAGGCAGTGTTATTACGTTAGCTTCGGCTCTATCTCAAACACCCAATGCTAACAGTATGTGGTTGCTCCAAAGTTCTACTTTAGAAGCTCAGACATTTAGAGTGATAGCAGTTGAAGAGCAAGATGAAATTAATTATGGAATAACAGCGTTAACTTATATTGACGGTAAATATAATAATATTGAATCTGGAATAAGTTTACCAGCAAGAAACATATCATTACTGAACGAACCAAAAGATCCTCCAGCTAACCTTGCTGCAAAAGAAATAATAGCAGTTATAAATGCTCTTGCTGTTACCAAACTAATACTTTCTTGGGTTTCTGTTAGTGGTGTTACTCAATATCTTGTGCAGTATAGATTTAATAACACTAACTGGATAAGTGAAATAGTATTTAGACCTGACTTTGAAATAGTAAATACGCAAGCTGGTACTTATGAATTTAAAGTTTATTCTTACAACGCTGGTCTTAAAATATCCACAACATCTTCTGACTTGACATTTACCGCTGTGGGTAAAACAGCACCTCCAGCAGATGTAGAAAATTTATCAATAGAGCCTGTTACTAATAAATTAATAAGGCTTAGATGGACCGAATCAACTGATGCAGACGTTATTCATGGAGGAAAAGTTTACGTTAGACATAGTAATAAAACAGATGGTACAGGTACATTCCAAAACTCTATTGATCTTATTGAAGCGTTAGCTGGTAACACTACAGAAGCGGTAGTTCCAAGTATTGAAGGTGAATACATTCTTAAGTTTCGTGATGATAATGGAAACTTTAGTACTGGAGAGACTTCTGTCATATTAGATTTACCTGATTTGGTTGATAGTCAGCAGATATTAGAAGATAGAGAAGACACTGACCCCACAGCTTTTAGTGGAACTAAAACTAATGTAACTGTATCAGGCGGTGCTTTACAGTTAACTGATCCATCTGCAAATTTAACAGGAACTTATGACTTTGCTGCAACATTAGATCTTGGAGCCGTATTTTCTCTGAGTTTAAAGAGACTTGTACAAAGTATTGGATTTACTGTGGGTCTTGCTAACACCATAGATGCCTTAATACCAACTGGAACGTTCTGGGATGACTATGCACAAAATGGTAATTTTGATGGTCCTGCTATTAATGATGTTAGTGCTTCTGTAGCTGTAAGAACTACACCAGATGATCCATCATCAGGTTCACCTACATACAGTCAATTTAATACTTTTGCTAACGGTACATTTAAAGGTAGAGGATTTCAATTTAGAGCTACCTTGAAATCTGAAAGTACTGCTCATAACATTTCTCTTCAACAGCTTGGTATTGTCGCAGAATTTGAATCTAGAACAGAAAGAAGTTATGTAAGTGGATCGGGTACATCTACCGCACCATTATCTTCTGGAACTTCTGCATCAGGATTGAATGTTACGTTTGGAAAGCCGTTTTTTACAGGCACTTCTAGCCTTGGAGGATTAAATGCTTTCTTACCTTCTGTAGGTATTACAATTCAAGGAGCAAATGCAGGAGAATTTTTTGTACTATCTAATGTATCTGGCACAGGATTCAATATAAAAATATTAGATGCTAATAATAGTAACGCTCCAGTAAATAAACAATTCACTTTTCAAGCTGTCGGTTACGGTAAAGGGGTGTAATATGGAGGAAAAGATTTATTAAATGGCACAGGTCGGTAATAAAAATATAGATAATGCGTCTGGTCAGGTAGTAAGACTAGATATTCAAAATACTTTAGCCGCAGTCGCAACAAATAATTTTGGAGCAAGAAACTCAGGAGGAACAATATTACCTTGTGAATTTTTAGCAGATGACACAACTAATAAATTATTAATTAGAAAATCAAGTGGAGGAGATCAAGCTAATCCAAACCCCAGTTCTGGAACTGCTGCTGTTTTCTTTGAAGTAGGAAATTTAGATGAAGATAATTTAGGTTTAATGAAAAAATCTGGTGCTGCAATGACAGGTCAGTTATTAGCTGATGATGGCTCTGGTGCAGGATCTCCAGCATATGCCTTTGACGGAGATGGAGACACTGGTATGTTTCGAGCATCAGCAAATAGAATAGGATTTGCTACTGCTGGTGTAAATCGTGTTGTTATTACAGATACTGGTATAGTCACTCAAAATGGATCAGAAATTTTATTAGAAGATACTGGTGCAAGTAATACTATTGCTATAAAACCTCCAGCACTTACCTCAGACATATCGCTTACATTACCTTCATCTATAACTAATGGCGGTTTTTTGCAGACAGATGGATCTGGTAACTTAAGTTTTCAGATTGTAGCTGGTGTACCTACTGGTGCTGTATTTTGTGTGGCAGTAGCGACCATACCAACTGGTTATCTAGAGTGCAATGGAGCAGCAGTCAGTCGTACAACATATGCTGCACTATTCTCATTTATTGGAACGCAATACGGTGCAGGAAATGGTAGCAGCACGTTTAATTTACCTGATCTTAGAGGTGAATTTGTAAGGGGTTTTGATAACGGTAGAGGAGTTGACTCTGGTAGAGCTATCGGTAGTAGTCAAAGTGGACAAAACTTAGCTCACGATCATGATGCTGACGCATCGGCTACTTCAAATGTAAGTGACCCAGGTCACAGACATAATGCAAGAGGTTATGGAGGTGATGATGATGGTGGCGACCAATTTGCTGGTAGTGGTAATAACTCTGTTAGAAATAACGCTATCGAAGATGCAACTACTGGTATTTCTGTTGCTACTAATGTATCTATTGACGTTGATGATGATGGAGGTAATGAAGCTAGACCTCGTAACATAGCTATGATGTACGTAATAAAGATTTAATTATGGCAATCGAACCTGGTACATACAACTTTACGCTCCAAAGAAGGTCGGATCATACAATTCCGCTTCTTTTTAAGGACAACAATAATAATGCTATAAATCTTACTGGATTTACTGTTGCTGCACAGGTTTGGGAAGAAACACGCACCACAAAATTTGCAGACTTTTCTGTAACTTACACAAATAGAGTTGCTGGATCTGTAAGTATTACTCTTACTGACACACAGACTGCAACATTTACTCCTGATATTTTAAAATATGATGTTTTATTGATTGATGCTGGAGGATCCAAGGAATATTATTTAGAAGGTACAATATTTGTAAGCGAGGGTTACACTACAACATGAGTAATGTCACTATTACAACTGAAAAGAACACCGTTACTGTTAATGGTGATACTAATGTTGTTACAGTTGCAACTCAAGGTCCACAAGGGCCAGCTTTTGCAGCAACAGGTACTTCTTTAAATGATTCCAACAAAGTCAACAATT